AGTCTTGCTTGTATTTCAATTGTGCGCTTTCCTCTTCTGTGTATAACCAAAGACCGATTTCTACTACATTGTCCTTGATAACACTTCCAGGAGCCATCGCTCCAAGACCACCTGGGAACATGTGAATATCCCATCTGATTTCGGCGTTCCCTGGAAGAATTCTGCATACTCCCTCTGGAACAATCTCTCCCCATTTTCCCATAGCATACTCAGTCAGCATGCCTTCACGGCCCCCATCAATAACTACATTTGAATTGGCATGATGCACTACTGCCTTTGCATTGCCACGAGGCTTAACTTGTACTGCTTTAATACAACGATCTTCAGTAAGACCTGTAGGTACTAAATGTTTGTGCCACAAATCATTACCGTTCGCAGGAATATCAATTGCTACTGAAGGAATGATTGCATCAGGTGCGCCAAAGTCGGCTTCGAAATTCCATGCTTCTGGATCTCTAAGAGGTGGTGCTTGCACCATCGTATCTGGATCGCCGTATAGTGAACCACCGTTTACCCAAGCGACTACGGTATCAATATCGTTTTGCGATAGACGCCAATCGCCTTGTAAACTTTGAATGCCGATGCCATGATCGTATGCGTATGGAGGCATTTCTCGTGTTGCTACTTTGAGCGAGATAAGTGGTGCCCATGGTCTGACTTGCTCGTAAGTCTCAAAGCTCATTGGCCCAATGCCACCTTCTCTGTGACAGACTACGCAATTGTTGTTGATAATGTCAGCAACTTTTTCTGTATATGTTTGTGCCATTACTGGCCGTGATGCTGTAGTAGAAAGCATAAGCAATAGTGCTGGTGCTACTAGTACTGTTCCGATAATTGATTTCATAATACACCTCTATTTAAATATAATGTGTTTCATGACTATTTATAATAAGAAAAAAACACATTGCTAGATTGTAATATAAAATTACAGACAAAAAAAAGGGCTCCGAAGAGCCCTTTCAAAATGATTGCTTAACGCAATTCTTTTTATCTTACATAAGGTTTGAAACCTTAACAGCACGGTAGTACTGGTTACGATCAGCAGTAAATGTATCTGCGTCAGTAGTACCATCAGCTTGTGTAACGTATGGGTTAGCAACCATGCCGTAACGAGTCTTAAAGCCGATTTTAGGCTGGAAGGTGTTAGGGTCAATCGCACGAACCATTTGTAATGGAACGTATGGGCAGTAGAAGAGACCAGCGTCATAAGGTGAAGTACCTTTGTAGCCAGCAACGTAGAACTGCGATGCAGCACCAGTGTTAGCACTGTATGGATCGATGTAAACTTTGTAACGACCGTTAAGAACACCAGCGAAAGTGTTACCAGTATCGTCAACATTCAAGTTAGTAGAAAGAGCAGGCGTGTAATCAAGTACGCCAGCCATTGCGAGGGCACTTGCAACGTCTGATGAACAGATGATGAAGTTACCTTTGCCTCTACGAGTATCTTGTGCAATCACGTTAGCATCACGCTCGATGTTGAACAAGAGACCTTTGAAACGCTCTACTGACCAACGACCGTTTGAGTCAACGTCAAGGTCGAAAGTACCAGGAGTAGCAGTTGAAGCAGAACCCGGCTTAGCTACCTTGTAGATAGTACGGATAACTTCACGGTTAATTTCAGCAAGAATTTCTTGTGAAAGAATGTTAGAAAGCTCTGACTCAGCGTCAAGACCGTGGATTGCTTTGAGGTCTTGTGCGAGTTCTACAGTGTACTCAGCTTTCAATGCACGAGACTTAGCTGTAACAGTAGTCTTCTCGATTGAGAAAGCCATCTCGTTCAAAGTAGTTGAATCGCCGAAGCCTTCAGCAGTAGAAGTAGATACACCGTTACCAGTAGTGTAAGAACCGTCAACAGGGTTAGAACCTGCGTGAGTACCAGCACCAGAGAAGTCAGTGTCAGCTTCGTTGAAGAGTGCTTCAGTACCAGTCTGGCTAGTGTAGTGTGACTTCATAGCGAAGATCAAACCAGTAGGACCAGTCATTGGCTGAACACCAGCAACGTCATAAGCCATCAAGTTAGGCAAAGCTCGTCTAACAAGGCTGATTAGGATTGGGTCATAGTTGTCAACACTAGCGCCAGTGGCGTTAGTATGAGTTGCTTCCATGATACCCTTCTCTTCACGAAGGGCTTTTTCTTGGTTTTCTAGAATAACAGCAGTTACAGCCTTCTTATACGGATCTGCGATAGGTGTCAGATCAGCATGTTCGAGGACTGGTGCCCACTTGCTTTCAATTTGCTCTGAAAGATACATTTAAGTCTCCTTGGTTTTCAGTTTTGTTTTATTAACAGTACTATTTATAAAAAAAATTAATTTTAGAACTTAGTTGATTTTGAAATTGCTTGAGTGTACTTAGACATAACATTGTTGGTTATCTCATCACTACCTTCAAATGTGTCCTCAAGTACAGACTCAGAAACTACTTTCTCAGATGGGAAATAGTTTTCTTTGACTACCTGAAGTTTTTGCTCATATGAATCCATACCTGTGTAAGTAATGTCTTCGACTAATGTCGCAAATTTTTCTGCTTCAGTTGACGCTAGGCCTTCTGAGAGTTTAGTGAATACAGCTTGCTTCTTCAAAGTGATTGACTCTTCCTGAATCGCCATCTTAGACTGAATCTCTTCGTCAAGTGTAGCAGTTAGGCTATCAATTTTTGTTTGCATCTCAGCCATTACATCATACTTCTCTTCTGGTACTTCGATGTAATGCTCAGAGAATACTTGCTGTAGTCCCTTGATGAAAGACTCAGTAACCTCAGTACGAACACCGTTCTCGATAGCAATTTCGTTCTGCGCCATCCAGTTTTCAGTGACATAAGAAAGATACTTGTCAACATTTTCCACCATTTGCTCTAACTGTGACTCAAATTCAACATTTGCTGCCTCAGTAAGTTCTTCTTCAATGCTTGCAATTTCAGCACTAACTCTAGACGTAACAACAGCTTCGAATACTTCGGCTGCTCTTACTTTAAATTCTTCTGTGAGATGCTCTTCGTCTGCAAATAGAGCTTTAAGATCGGCTTCGAACAAAGCATTCTCTTCTACTGATACTTCTTCCTCAGCAATCTCTTCTGCGTCTTCAGCAACAACTTCGTCTTCAGCAATAACTTCGTCAGTTACAACTTCGTCTTCAGCAATAACTTCATCTTCGTCAGTGTCAACGTCTTCACGAACACCAGCAGATGATTTTTGCATAACTACGGATCTTGGATCTTCTTTGGCGTCAAAGTTAGGTGCTTTACCTGCTCCTGCGCCTTTAGGTAAAGTAGTATCTTTACCTTCTTTTGCTGATGCCGCTTTACCCACAGGTGAAGTCAATCCGCCTTCTGCATTGCCAGTACCACTAAGGTCTTGCATTTCAGGATTTGCGTTTGAATCGCCTTGTGTAGGATTAGAAGCATCACCTTGTTGCTTATCTTTAGGACGATTTGCTGCGCCCTCCATAAGCTCTCGGATCTTGTTTTCTACACCCATGTTGTTTCTCCTATTCGGTTTTTACTATGTGCTAATGTATATTTATAAAAGTTAAATTTTAGACAGTTTTGAAAGAAAGTTTTCAAAAACTTGTAGCTTAACTGCTTCTAGTTCTTTCGAAGAGGCAGCACGAATCATACTCTTTGCTTCATCAAGTTCTTTCTCTTGCCAAATTCCGTTCACGCATGTCCACTCTTTGTTCTCCATAATGCCTTGTACATACGCATCGGGAGCAGAAGGGTCGGCAACAATATCAGCAGCAGTAGCTAACATGAAATCTTCTTGCACTTCATTGACACCGTTTCTTTCTTTGAGTGAACCCAATCCACGAGAGCTTACACCTAAGCTTGCACCCTCGCCAATAAGTTCTTTAACAATACGACCCATAGGTGTATCTAGAATCTTTGCTCTACCGATATAGTTGTCACCATCTTCTTTAAGACCAACAATCATATGAGAGACACGATCAAGGTTTACTGTAGGACCATCTGGATGTCCTAGCTCGCCGTATGCTCTTTTCTTGTCAATAGATTCCGCAGTGTAACGAGCAACTTCTTTCTGCATCACTTCTTTGGGATACATCCG